GAGTCGACTGAACTCGAAGAAAAGGGTAAGGGTCTCTGGCACAACATTCGTAAGAAGCGAGAGCGTGGTGAACCCAAAGCCAAACCAGGCGATAAGGATTATCCCAAGACTCTAGACATCGATGAAGCAAAGATTGGTAAACTTCCCGCAAACGCAAGTCGTGAAGATAAGATTAAGCAAACTGTTTCGATCATGAAAAAGTATCCTGCAAACAAGGGTAAGTCAGAAAAAGAATTAAGAAAAGGTGCTATCGATTATCTTGATCAATTCATCAACAAAAACAAAAAGACTGACGCCTACATCGCGAAGATGAAATCAAAGAAAGAGTCGAAAGCGCCTGCACTAAAAAGTTCAGATTATCCGAAAGGCACTTCTCAGTCTGCACAGGCATTCAAAGATAAGTTCGCCAAAAATAAGAAAGAATCAGTTGATGAAGCGGCACTTGAAGAAAAGACTAAGTGGAAAATGGGTGATGGTCGCCCAAGAAACGGTGCTCGTATTGAAAACGATAGGTTCTGGAACTTACCGTATGATTCTTTAAAGTATATCGCCAAAGATGCTGGTGATGCCATAAAAGCAAATCCCACTGCAAGAAAGGCAACTACTGGACCGGGCAACTGGGCAGACCAAGTTGCGGATGCTGCCACAGTCATGCAATGGAGAAAGAAAAACGGTATTAAGGAGTCAGACGAAGGTGTCGAAGAAGCATCGATTCTTAAAACTACACATAAGAATGTAACTAATAAAAAATCAGTAGAAAAAGATCGTAAGAAAGCAGTAAAAACCCTTGCCGATATTCGTAAAGGTAAGTATGCCGGTGTTAAGATGGCAAATGAAGATCATGATTCAAGTTGTGTAACTGAGTCAATGGAGTTGGGAGAATTGACTACCCAACAATTGATTAAAAAGTTAGGCGCGGATACCATCTTTAAAAAAAAGTATAGTGCTGCCGCTGATAAAGTGAAAGAGATTATGTTTAAACACGGTGATAAACCTAGACATGGTAAAGAATACTATGCGGGTAAGATCGCTCGACAAGTGGATCTCGATCCGCATATACTTGCATTGATGGTTGACTAACGAAATGGTTAGTTTTAAGAATTTTTGTGAGGCAACCTACCAAGGGAAGAAAGTAACATTAAACAAACCCTCGGCAGGTGATGTAAAGAAGTCAAAGGTCTTTGTTGACCCTGACGGAGACGGAGTTGCGAAAAAGGTTAATTTTGGTGATAAAAACATGACGATCAAGAAGAATATTCCTGCTCGTCGAAAATCCTTTAGGGCGCGCCACAAGTGTGACACTGCAAAGGATAAGAGCACACCAAGATACTGGAGCTGTAAAGCCTGGTAGTTTATAACTTAATTCGCAGGATGAGAAACAATGAGCGACGATGTACGGTTACAAAGGATTGAGGAGAAACTCGATAAACTTGCAGATGTGGTAGTTGGTATGGCAAGGGTAGAAGAAAAAATTGTTGATCTTGAGACAAGACGTGCTGAAGGTCATGAAAGGCTCAATAGAATCTCTAATAAAGTAGATGAAATTGACTCACATGTAATATCCATGCGAGAACGCATGAATGTTGTATCAAAAGTGTTGTGGGTAATGAGTGCAGGTGTTATCACTGCGATTATTACACATTTCCAAGAAATGTTATAAAGGACAGGAACAATGGATAGCAAAATTATTAAAAACATTTTCTCGGCATGGCAGGATGTCGTAGAAAAGAAAAAGTTGGATCCTGTAGACGATAAAGCAAACGATAAAGAATTTAAGAATCGTAAAGACAAAGACATTGACAACGATGGTGATGTCGATTCTTCGGATGAGTATCTGCACAAGAGACGTGCTGCTACTGATGACGCAATCGACGGCGGTAAAAAACCTGCTGACAATGCTAAACCTAAGAAGGGTGTTAATCCTTTCAAGAAGGAAGAAGTTGAGGTTGATGAAGCACGTCAGATGAAAGATCCTAAGAAAGATTCAATGGTCACTAAAGGTGGTAAGACCATCGTGATCGACAAGTCTAAGGAAGCAGAGTACCTCAAGAAAGGTTGGACTCTATCTGAAGCTTCTGATATTGATACTAAATCAGTAGACAAAGCATTGTCTCATGATTGTGCCAAGCATGTAACCTCAGAACAATGGGGATTCGGTGAATGTATCGCAGGCGAACACACTCTTGTTGAACAAGAAGATGGTTCTGCTGTTGTGACTCATTACGACGTAGTGTTTGAACATGGTGTTGAGTTTGAGGTCCCTGTCGAAGATCTTGAAATTCTCTTTTCTGAGTCACATAAACATACTGCTAAGAAAATGAAAGAAAGCAAGACCCATGCTGATCGTACAAAAGGTGCATCAAAAGCAGAGACGATGAAAGACAAGCGTAAGGGTAAGCCAGCAAACGACATGGCAAACGATCTCGATGCTGATAGTCCCGAAATTGCGGCAGACGATGCAAAAGGTCATGAAGACGCTACTAAAGCAGGTCGTGCTGTCAAAGGTCAAGCACCTGCGCGCCCAGGAGAGAAGCGCATGGGAGACACAAAGATTGTGAATCCTGTCAAGGGTTCAGTAACATCAACAACAGGTAAGGAGGGTTAAATGTCAATAAAAGCACCACATTGGGCACCAGCAGGTACTCATCCTACTTCAAAGGGATGGACAACACCAACCGGCGAAGTAGTCAAAAAACAGAAGTTTACTGCGGAACAAATCGCAGAGTGGCATTCGGGTCCAGTCGTACAGACATTACACGAAGCACCAGTCGTCGAATCAGTGGTAACACCTGAAGTACAAGAATTTCATTATGGAGAAACCGCTGAAGAAACTTCACCCGAACTATAAGGAAAACTAATGAGTGACGAATTAGAAAAGATCCATCATCCTGCTGATACTAACGGAGACGGTAAAGTATCCGAAGAAGAACAGGCAATGTATCTAGAGTTTAAAAGAAAAGAACTTGACGATGCTGACGCGATGCGTGATGCGCAACGTAAGATGACGTGGTTTGCTTTATTCGGATTATTACTCTACCCCTTTTCTGTTGTATTAGCCGATACGGTTGGTCTAAACCAAGCCTCAAAGATCCTCGGTGATATGGCGGCTACATACTTCGTGTCTGTAGCGGCAATTGTAGCAGCATTCTTTGGTGGTCAAGCGTACTCAGCATCTAAGAAGTAGATAAAATCGTCTCCTAGAAAACCCACAAACGCTGTGGGTTTTTTTATAAGTATAATAAAGTGAATTTGTTATAAGGGATCCTGATGTTACTATTTGATGATTTAGACGAAGAGAATTTTCTTCTGTATGCCGCAAAGAATTATTATAACCCAACTTGTATTGACGCAGAAGAATTTTACGAAGATATAAAGAGATTTAAATATCTGAAGAGATTGATTAGGCGATATGATGATGGTGGTACACTTGCGGTCAATTTGATATTAAATCATCTAGTAGTAATTTTTAATGTGTTTGGTATTGAAGCCGGTTTACGAATGTTAGAATATAAATTGGTTATCGCCTCGGATCTTTCAATCGTCAAACCTTTCCTGATATATTTGAACGCTATCACAAATGATAAATATACAGGTATACCTATGGACAACCATGTCGTAGAAGAATTGAGGAAAATATAGTGTCATTAGCATCAAGAGCAGGAGATATCTACTATTCGTTTAGGTTTGTAAAACTTCTCACAACGCCGTGGAACGAAACCGACGCCTATGATTTAGGTATTATTGACGAGAATGGAAAACGTGTCAAGTCAGTTAAATTAGATAATGATGAAAAGAAATCGGCTTACAGTACGTTTATTCGTATGGTATTTAATCTCAAAAGATTGTTAGAAAAGGTTCCGGGAGGAAAGTCTGTCCTTTCATCATATGCTGCCGCATTGTTTCTACTCAGAGAGAAATATGAACTGTCAGATAAAACGATAGACAAGATGCTCAAGCAATGTGAGATTGACCCATTAGATCTGATGTCAGAAAGTAGTCAATGGTATGTGTTAGACGATAAACAATTATCTCCTGGCCTCTATCATGTTCGAGAAGAGAAGTTGTTATCATCTACTCTTGATGACATAGTCAACGCAAAGGATAAAGTTCGTGTGTCCAATGACAACTATCCTATTGGTGAAATTTTTGGTTTAGATATATATGAAGTAACACACTTAAACTCAAATCAACCTGTATATGTAACAGTAGGGGAACTTTACAAATGAAATCATTCAAAAACTTCGTAGAAGAACCTACAATGACAACTGGGCCTGGAGTGGCGGGAACATCACCTAATGATCCCGCTGATTGGGCTCACAATAAAAAGAAAAAGAATCGGCGACCCCTTACTCGACGATTCATTGAAATTAATGGCAAGTTTAAAAAACAAGAAAAATGAAACGCTTGTTGTTATTCGTTCTACTCCTTTCTGGATGTAGTAATGTAGGATGGTCTCCCAATGTTCAAGAAAGGGAACAACCGGACAACACTTCTCTATACAGTATAAGTATTACTGCCACATACCCCAAAGATCAATTTATGTCTTCTGAGGAACGAGAAGAATACGTTTTGTTGCCTCCTCATGCTCAAGATAGGCTGATGGAGTATTATCGACAAAGAGAAGACGACAGAGAAAGAGAAGACGAAATACTTGTCTGTCTGTTACAGCTACCACCAAGTTTGGAGTGTTAGATTATGCTGTTTTTTATTAAACTATTACCTGTTTTACTTTTAGTGGGCGGCGGTGCGTATGGTTATCATACAGTCAAAGTAAACGAAATGAGTGCCACAATCGCACAGAAAGAATCCGCGATTGTTATTCTGAAATCAAACGAAGAGAAACTCATTGCGGCAGAAGAACAGAACCGTAAAGCAATTGAGACGATGAAACAAGACATAGAGAAACAACGTGAAGCATTCACGAATCTGTCGACTCAACATGTCCAACTTACTAAAGAACGTGACGAATACATGTCGATATTTCGCAAACACGACCTCACAAAACTAGCACGGCGAAAACCAGGTCTGATTGAACCTCGAATCAATAACGGTACAGCACAAGTGTTTCGCCAAGTGGAGCAAGACAGTCGTGAAGTGGATCAAGCAGACGATGTAGTGGAGATTAAAAATGAAAAAGATTAGTATCGTATTGATTGTATTGGTTGCTATATTACTTCCGGGCTGTTCGTCGATCCCGATTTTTGGTTGGGGAAAAGAACCCGAACCACTTCCTCCTAAAGTTGTCACTGTCACTGAGACAGTCCCTTTACGGATTTATCAACCGCCTCTTCCTCAAGAGATTTCACTTGAGAATGTTAAGTTTTTTGTTATCACACAGAAGAACCTAGAAGAGCAGACGGCTAAGATTGAAAAAATTCTTGGAGGAGATTTCGTAGTATTCGCTTTGACTCCTCAAAGTTATGAAAACATGGCTTACAATCTTCAAGAGATTCGACGATATGTTCGTCAACAGAAAGAGATCATTCTTTACTACCGTGAAGCCACGACAGGTGATGATGGAACTGATGCTGAAGATTGGATAGAAAAGAATAAAGAAGTGGTAGAACAACAGAAATCTGATTGACACGGCACCATATGTAGTGTATCATGTACCTTGTATAAATTATAAAAAGAGAAAAACGAATGTCGCTGAAAATAGATCTATCCCGAGACGAACTGTTAGAAGACTATGCTGTCGGGATGCTGAAAGATTTTTACTTAAAAGAATATGAAACATCGCCTCAAGAAGCCTATTCTCGTGCCGCAAAAGCATGGTCAACATACAAAGATGAATTAGACGAAGATATGGCAAGCCGACTCTATGAGTATGTGAGCAAGAAGTGGTTCATGTTCGCATCTCCGGTGCTGTCGAACGCCCCCAATGGTGATACAAAAAACAAAGGGATGCCCATCTCATGTTTCCTTACATATGTTCCCGACACTCTCGAAGGGTTGATCGAACACTCGTCTGAGTTGCGTTGGTTAAGCGTTATGGGTGGTGGCGTAGGTGGTCACTGGTCAGACGTTCGTACCGTGAGTGATATCGCACCAGGCCCAATGCCGTTTCTACACACTGTAGATGCTGACATGATTGCGTATCGTCAAGGTAAGACTCGCAAGGGTTCTTATGCGGCATATATGGATGTGAGTCATCCCGAAATCATTGAGTTTTTGAACATGCGTATACCTACGGGTGACGTACAACGCAAAGCATTGAATCTGCACAACGCAGTCAATATCACTGATGAGTTTATGGACGCTGTTGTAAACAATAAGACATTTGATCTGCGAGATCCAAAGGACGACGCTGTCAAAGATACTGTTAGTGCTCGAAAACTATGGGAACGAATCATTGAGATTCGTTTTCGAACAGGCGAACCTTATCTAAACTTTATCGATACGGCGAATCGAGATCTGCCTCAGAGCCTAAAAGATCTTGGTCTGCGTATCAACGGTAGTAATCTATGTAACGAGATTCACTTACCTACAAGTGCTGATCGAACCGCTGTGTGTTGTCTGTCGTCACTCAATCTGGAGTATTACGACGAATGGAAAGACACTAACATTGTTAGGGATCTTATTCGAATGCTTGATAACGTATTAGAGTATTTTATTGAGAACGCACCCGACACAATCTCAAGAGCAAGATATAGCGCATCACGAGAAAGATCTATTGGGTTGGGTGCTATGGGGTTTCATTCACTACTCCAAAAACATGGGGTTGCTTGGGAATCCGATAAGGCACGCGAAATCAATGATGTGGTGTTCAGTCGCATTAAGTCAGAGGCACTTGAAGAGACTCGGTTTCTTGCTCGTGTGCGTGGTTGTTATCCTGATGGTGAAGGTTATGGTCGTAGGAATGCACACCTGTTAGCGATTGCTCCTAATGCGTCAAGTGGTGTTGTTCTATCAACAAGCCCTTCGATCGAACCATCTAAGGCAAATGCATACACACATCGTACTCGTGCTGGTTCATTTCTTGTAAAGAATAAATATCTCACAACATTACTTGAAGAGAAAGGTCAGAACAACGATTCGATTTGGACCTCGATCATTACTAATAGAGGTTCTGTACAACATCTACCTTTCCTGACAGAAGGTGAGAAATCAATCTTTAAGACAGCACAAGAACTCGACCAGAACTGGGTCGTACAACATGCTGGAGATCGACAGAAGTATATCTGTCAGGGTCAGTCGGTCAATCTGTTCTTCCCGTCAGGCACACAGAAGTCATATGTTAATGCGGTTCATATCAAAGCGTGGAAAGAAGGTCTGAAAGGTCTGTACTACCTACGCACCGAAGCGAAGAATCGTGCTGAGAATGTGAGTGAGAAAGTGGAGCGAGTAGCATTACAAGATGACGCTCGCACACTGGTGTATAGTAAAAAGAACTGCCCGTTCTGTGCTATGGCAATGGAAGAACTCAAACTGCGTGGAATACCTTACGACAAGATCGATCTTGAAGAGATAGGTAAGACTGCCGCAGAAGTTACCGGTCGTAAAGTAAACACTCTACCACAAATATACTTAGAGGGTTCATATATAGGTGGTTACGATGAATTGATGGCACACTTTAATGGAGTTGTTGTAGATTCAGAAGAAGACGAAGAATGTAGGGCTTGCGAGGGATAACTGATGTCATATTCAGACAAAGTCATGGATCACTATGAAAACCCACGTAATGTTGGGAGACTGGACAAGGAATCTTCTGAAGTTGGCACAGGTATGGTCGGTGCACCTGCTTGTGGTGACGTAATGTTGTTACAAATCAAGGTGAATGACAATGGAATTATCGAAGATGCTAAATTTAAAACCTACGGATGCGGAAGTGCTATCGCTTCTTCCTCATTGCTTACCGAATGGGTTAAAGGTCGAAGTCTTGAGGAAGCTGGAGAAATTAAAAACACCCAACTTGCCGAAGAACTTGCCCTCCCACCCGTCAAAATCCACTGTAGTGTCCTTGCAGAAGATGCGATCAAAGCTGCGATAAAGGACTATAGGGGCAAGCATGATAACACTGACACAGTCAGCCTCTGAACATATATCCAATTTTATCGAACAACGCGGTAAAGGTATCGGTATTCGTGTTGGCATAAAATCCACGGGTTGTTCTGGTTATGCGTATATTGTAGAACCCGTTGATGAAAAACAAGAGTGGGATAATATCTTCCAAGACAAAGGTATAGATATCTTTGTTGACGGAAAGAGCTTGGTCTACATAGACGGTAGCGAAGTTGATTACATCAGAAACGGATTAAACGCAGGATTAGAATTTAACAACCCCAACATCAAAGCAGAATGTGGTTGTGGAGAAAGTTTTACTATATAAAATTAACTGAAATCAAAGATTATAAAGGAAATATTAATGTCGTTACTTGAGTTTTCTCAAACTTATAAACCATTTCAATATCCGTGGGCAGTTGAATTGTCCAAGAAACATGAAGAGGTTCATTGGATCGAAGACGAAGCGGAACTGTCAGAAGATGTGCAGGATTGGAAAACCAAATTATCTGTAAATGAGAAAGACTTTATCACTCAGGTGTTGAGACTATTCACACAGAGTGATGTACAGGTTGGTGAGAACTATCACGAACTGTTAATACCTAAGTTTAGGAATAACGAAGTGCGCAACATGCTTTCGTCGTTTGCTGGTCGAGAAGCAGTCCACCAGCGCGCCTACGCGCTTCTGAACGATACTTTGGGCTTACCCGACGAAGAGTATGGCAAATTCATGGAAATCAAGGAGATGGCTGATAAGGTCGATTTCATGGCGAATGGTGACTGTTCAACTCAGTCTGGTCTCGCCCTTGCGCTTGCTCAATCGGTATTCAACGAAGGCATGTCCTTGTTCGCATCATTCGTAATGTTGTTGAATTTCCAACGTTTCGGTAAGATGAAGGGTATGGGTACGATTGTCGAATGGTCGATCCGTGATGAAACTTTACATGTGCAAGGTAACGCGAAACTGTTCCGAACATTCTGCGAAGAACATCCTCGTATTGTCAACGATGAACTCAAGTCAAAGATCTATGTAATGGCTAGGAACGCTGTCACACTCGAAGATAAGTTTATCAATCTTGCATTCAAAGGCAACGAAGTGCAGGGGCTTACCAAAGAAGAAGTGCGAGCATATATAAGACATATTGCTGATCGACGTTTACTTCAACTTGGTCTTCGTACTAAGTTTCGACAAAAAGACAACCCTCTTCCGTGGTTAGATTGGGTGCTTAATGGGGCATCACACGATAACTTTTTTGAGAAGCGAGTCACCGAATATTCAGTAGTGGGTATGGAAGGTGATTGGGGTTGGGGAAAAGAATATGATTGATATACAAGAAAATCCTAATAGGGTCAGGGACGATGTTTTAATTTTAATCACAGGTGTAGAAAGACTAGACCCAGATGTGCATGATAAAATAATCAAAAGATTGTGTTTTGAAGGTCGATATGATTATGCAGTTGTTAATATAGAAAAAGAAATATACAAGAAAATTTTATCGGATTTCCCACAATCCTTTTTACAAGTTTATAAACTTTGGGATATATTACAAGAAGTACCTGAAAAATACAAATACATTGTTCGAGCAAGGAACGACTGTCGTTTAGATTGGAATCCACAATTGTGGAAACCGCCCACAGCAAAATTCTTTGAAAGATATGTAGGAGAAATAATAAGGCGCAACCTTACATTTGGTTTAGGTTCGTTCGGTATTAGCAAATCTATACAAAACCTATTTGTACCAGATCACCGCGTTTGGTTCGCCGACTTTATTATTGTGTTTAGACGAGACCAATATAAAAACCCATATGAGGTTGACTTGACACCTGACCAATCAATTCATGTACAGTGGTGTAAGTTGTTTAAAAATAAGTGTATCTCTATGCAAACACAGATTTCATTATTAAGAAAAAGAGACCCTTTGGATCTCCATGTTTTAGACGCGGGTTTAACAAGTGGCCAAAAAGAATTAACGCCGCGAGATGACTAAATAATATACATAAAAATAAGGAGTTAAAAAATGGATGAATACGAATACGAATTAGAATGCCCGATGTGTGATACCTATGTCGAGTTAACTGTTACTGACGACGAAGAAAAACCAGCAAATTGCCCAATGTGTGGTATCGAAGCCCAGTGGGAATCGGTAACCTAACATACTTTTATGACTTGGTATTACAACGATCAACCCTATGAACCCACCGAAGAGGAATTAAATTCTCTGGTGGGTTTTGTGTATCTGATAGAGGAGACTGACACCGGTATGAAATATATTGGTAAGAAAGGCTTCTGGCGTAGTAAGATCTTACCCGTCACCAAAACACGCAAGAGACGCAAGAAGACGCTCGTAGAGAGCGATTGGCGTACATACCATGGTAGTAGTGAGCGTTTAAAAGAACAAATATCTATTTCAGATAACATAT